AGGGCCATAAGCGCCAATGCTTTAAAACTCACTGAGCTTGAGCAAAAGGCGGGGGCCCAGCTAGACAAACAACTAACGCAAAACTACGGGAGTGTTCGATAATGATTGACCTAGGACAGCAAATAGAGCAAGGCCGCAAGGCCAAAGAACTACTGGAAAACCCTGTTTTTGCAGGCATTTTTGTTGGGGAGAAGGCGCGTATATTTAGCGAGTTCAGCCGTTCGAAGTGGTACCAGCACAGGCTACGGCAAAGCCTTTGGGCGCAGATAAAGGCGGTCAATGAGCTTGAAGACAAGGTGACACGGGCGGTAAATGCGGGCTTGCTGGCGGAAGAAGAACTGAAACGCATTCGAAAAGTCAAGCAATAACACTTGACAAATTAAGATTTTATACACACGCTTATACACAGTTTATCCACAGGATATTAAACCATGGCAGATAATCATTTCGACTCTGACATTATTGCAGCAGCACTAGACCCGCAAGCCACAGAGATTGAACAAGCCCCAGAGGTGGAAGAAATTGAAGCGGCGGAAGAAACCGAAAATGCTAACCCTGAAGAGGGCGCGGAAGAGGTTGAAGCGGTTGACGAACCCCAAGAGCCTAAAAAGTGGGCTGTAAAAGCGGCTGGTCAGATGCACGACCTAACCGAAGAACAGCTTATTGAATACGCTCAAAAGGGTATTGGATTTTATGCGAATAGCGAAAAACAAGCTAAAGAGCATAAAACCGCGATGGCCAAAGTTGCAGAAATGGAAGCGGAAACGCTGACAAAAATGCAAACGGCTCAGGAATACTTTGAGATTATTGGCGAGACGAAAGCAGGCAAAGAGCACCTAGAGTTCTTGCTTGAAAACGACTTGCCAGCCTATAAACGCCTGAAAGGGCTGCACGATGAATTGCGCAACAAGGTGGCGGAAGCCCAAAAAGAGCGCGAACAATCGGCGGTTAATCTGGCGCTAGGTTTGATTGAAAGCGTATTTCCGGCTGATTGGTCAAAAACCGACACGCGCCAAGCTTTATTAAATGAGGGCGTGGAGTTTTTCAAAAGCATCGGCATGACTGAGCACGAAATAGCTAAAGTGACTGACGGCGCGGCATTTGTTGCAGCCATCAAGGCTAAGCGCTATGACGAGCTAATGAAGAAGGCCGACACGCTAAAGAAAAACCCTCCTGCCCCAGTTAAGAAAAAAGTGGCGATTAAGGCACCGACAAAAGCGCCAAGCAATGGACCGCGAACTAACGCAGATATTGCAGGCGATATTTTCCCATTTCTTAATTAATTAAGGGTTTAGATTATGGCCACATTAGCCAATGCTTTAACTTTAAGTGAAAAGCTATCATTAATGGAGCCACGCAGCAAAAAGCTGCTTAGTTCCTACGTTGAGCTTCTCGACCGCGATACTTCCATTTTGGATTTAATCCCCACCATGGAAGCCAATAACATCACTTCGCATGAGTACCGCCAAGTGGTTGGCCTGCCTACCGTAGCGGCTCGCTTAGCCGGTGAAGGTACTGCCGCAAGTAAGTCTGATTCTGTGGCGCAAGTGGCCCATATTAAAATCTACTCATCTTTGATGAAAATCGACAAAGATACCTATGAGCTTGGTGGCCAAGGTAAAGAGTACGTTGCGCAAGAAGCTCGCCGCCACATGAGCGCGCTGGATATTAAGCTGGCGGAGGATCTGTTCTACGGCTCCACCACCGATATCAAGCGCATGAACGGCATGAGCAACACCTATAACAGCTTGTCCGGCAACATTGGCAACAATGTAATCAGTGCTGGCGCTGTCTCTGGCGGCGATGCCATGAGCATTTGGGTATGTGGCTTGGGCGGTAACGGCTTAAACTTCATCTATCCCACTGGCTCACCTGCTGCGGGCTTTAAGCGCACTAGCTCCGGCGAGTGGAACCCCGTTACAGACTCCAACAACAAGACCCGCTTTGAAATGACTGCAGAGTTTGTGTGCAACCGCGGCTATGTAATCCCCGATTGGCGCTCACAAATCCGCATTTGTAACATCGACAAGTCTGCTTTGTTGGCTGACCCTACCGGCTCCACCATTAGCCTGCCCACCTTGCTGATGCGCGCCTCCAGCCGTAAGCCTAGCAAGAGCTTGGTGCAGGTTAAAGACTATCAAATCTTTATGGGCCGCACTTGCTATGAAATGCTGCAAACCCAGCTTTATAACAAGTCCAACGGTGCGTTCTCTTACCGCGAAATTAACGGCCAGCAAGTGCCCTATTTCGATGGTATGAAGATTAACATCCTTGATACCCTAGTAACCAACGAAACCACCGTTTCTTAATTTTGGGAGCATTGCACAATGATTTATTCACCCAATGATGTTTTTTGTACCAGCTTGTCGGTAACCGCCACTGGTAACGCTACCGATATTAAAGACTTAGGCGGCGACTTTGACAAAGGCCCCGGTGGCGATGTTAAGGGCGTTATTATCGTTATTGAAACGGCGGCGGATTACACTAGCACAAACGAAACCTACGCTTTTTCTTTGGTTACTGACGACAATACCGGCCTTTCTTCTGCCACAACCTTGTCAACTACTGGTACACTAAACGGAAACGTCGTAACGGCTGGCACTAAGTACTTTTTGCCCCTGCCCAACACCAACGAGCGGTACATTGGCGTTACCCATACCTTAGGCGGCACTACCCCTAGCGTTACTTATAGCGCATACTATGGCACTGCAGATGAAGTGTATACCGGCGGCGTGATTTATTCCTCAGGCTTGACATACTAAGCCACTTTGGGGGTGTAAAAACCCCCTTTTTTTAATGGTGATTAGACATGAATATCAAAGAGACGGATATTGTACTGGTCAAGGCCCTAGAAAAAGGCTTTGCTGAAGGTGTTGACGGTTCAGCAAGCCGCGAAATTGGCGAAGAATTTCGCATTAGCGGGAAATTTTTCCAGCATAAAGCACCCGGCTGGTTGCAGGTCTTAGACGTGTTCGAGACCGAGAAAAAAATGGTCGAACAAGTGGTTGTGACCAAGCGCAAGAGCGCCGATAAATGAGCATAGCTACCTACACAGAATTGCGCAGCCAGTTAAAGGCATGGACACGGGAAACGGATATTGACGCCGTTTTTGATTCCATGATTGAGCTAGTAGAGGCCCAGATTTACAGCGGTAAGCAGCCTTTGCGCGTTTTGGAAATGGTAGCAACAGCACAGGATGATTTCGCAGTCGATGACCGCACCATGCCATTGCCGGACTACTATCTGGAAATGATTAAGTGCGAGCTGAAAGACGAGTGGGAATTGATGTTTATTCCTGTGCAAGATATGCCTGTGGACGCACCCGATGGTAAGCCTACGCGCTACACCATCACTGATAAAATTAAGGTTGATTCGGTACCGGATACCAACTACTACCTGTACTTCACATACTTTAAGAAATTCCCAAAGCTAACCGAAGCCTTGGGCACTAACACCATTTTGACCAACTACCCACAGATTTATTTCAGCGGGTTAAAGGCTCAGATTTACGACTACGCAGGTGAGCCAGAACTGGCGGCTTTGCATAGGGCGGAGTTTGACGCGCTTATAGCCGGTGCAAACCACAAGTACAAAACCGGCTCCTTCGGTTCCAATCTTAGAATGAGCGGGACATTTTTTAGGGGCGGATACCATCCACCTGTAACAATGAAGGCGCGTTGAAATGGTTAAAAACTCACGGTATAAACGCATACCGCTGAACGTAGCAGGCGGCAGCAATGAAACCAGAAGCCGTGCTGTGAGTGTTGAACGCCTGGTCAACTGGTACCCAGATTCTACCCCTACAGGTGTAAGCCCAGCTACGCTTATGCCTTGGGGTGGTCTTACTAATGTGGGTGGTGTTGCAGGTAGTGGCGGCAATTATGCAGACCGAGGCTGCCACTTCTTTAAAGGCGCGGTTTATTTTGTCAAAGGCACAACGCTATACAAGCTAAGCAGCGCCTACGCGGTAACAACTGTTGGCACCATTACCGGCTCGGACTATTGCAGCTTTGCCGACAATGGCGGGGTGATGGTCATTTGCAATGGTGGAACGCCCTACAGCTATGACGGAACAACGCTAACAAGCCTGACCAGCATTACCTTTAACCCCAGTGTGGTGGCTTACATTACCACGCGCTTTGTGTTTGATAGTTCGAACGACTTTTTCTATGTGTCTGATAGCTATTCAACCAATGTGCGCACAGCCAACAGCGCCACAAGCGAAAGCGCGCCAGACTCATTTACCGCGCCTTTGCCGTTTGGTCAAATGCTGTACCTGTTTGGTGAAAACACCATAGAACCATGGCAGCCAGCCAGCGGCCAGCCTCCTTTTGCTAGGGCAACACAGGCAATTATGGAAAATGTTGGGTGCAGTGCTCCGCATGGCATTACAAACACCATTGACTATGTGTATTTTATCCACAAAAGCGGCATACCCTACAGAATGCGCGGCTTTCAGGTGGATCCTATAGCCACAAGCGGCATCATTAACAAGCTAAACAACTACGACTGTGCTAAATACCGTGCTCGCAGCTTGTCATTTGATGGCCAAAACTTCGTTATTTTTGACTTTTACGACAACAACGCCACTTGGTGCTTTAGCGAAACGACAAGCACTTGGTTCGAGCTTACCAGCAGCACCACGGAAGCCCGATGGCAGGGTGGCAGCTATTGCGCGGCCTTTGGTGAACACCTGTTTTTTGACAACACCTTGCAACATGTTTACAAGCTAGACCTGACCAATTTTGTGAACGATTGGGGGCCAGTAGTGCGCGAAAAGGTGTTCGAGTTCCTCAGCGGCGAGAAAACCGGCAGGGTGCGCGGTAAGTTGGAATTGTCGCGGGTTATTCTGGGGGTGGAGGCCGGTTGCGGTTTGGTATCAGGCCAAGGCGAAGAGCCATTGATTGGTGTTCAGGTATCCACAGATGGCAAGACCTGGAATCAGGAACAATTTGTCGAACTTGGCCGCATGGGTGAGTTTAGCAAACAGGTCGAGGTATCCATGCGCGTGAAATTCCAGCAACTTGCACTAAGGGTTAGGCTTTACGACCCTGTTGGCTTCGCGTTTTTCAGCGCAGCCATAGACGTGCGGGAGGCAGGCCATTAACACCTATATCTTGAACAAAACGCGCCCTAAAGAGTTTATGGGGCGCGAATATGACCCATACTTTACCCTGTTAGAGCGGCTAATATCGCAACTTGGCACTGCAAGCGAAGGAGGTGGCTCAAACGCTGCATCCTTGGCTTTGCTCT